CCTATTAACCAATACATCACTACTCAATTCTCCATCTCTTGCTGCTTCTGGCACTACAATTACTGTAACTACTCTTTCTCCTCATAATTTACAACCAAATCAATTTGTGACGATTGGTGGTGCTACACAAACAGCATTTAATGGAAAGTATCAAGTTCTTTCTGCTGGATTAACCAGTACTCAGTTTAGATATGTTGTTCCAACAGCTCCTGGAGTAAATAACGCTACTGGCGCTGTATATGTTTCTACTATCACAATTGATCCAATCAACGATGATGTAACCGTTGGTAGATTTAAAGACGGCAGCAAATTAATTACCTCAAACCGCCAAGAAATTATTGATAGAGCATCAGCAGAGATTGCTGTTCAGTTCCCTGATTTCTATTATCCTGGAGATCCTCAGACAACATCAATCTCTCGTTACAAAGACGCTTATCGCTTAATTCAGCAAAATAAGCAAGAGATTGTTGACGGAGCATACGCAGAAATTGCCATTCAGTACCCTACTTTCACCAATCCAGACCCTGTTAAGTGTAAGCGTGATATTGAGTTCTTTATTGATGCTGTTTCGCTTGATATTTCACTTGGTAGTGGTAACGTATATACACGCAAATTTGTTCAACAATATTTCACTAACGCTACTACACTGCTTCCAAATGGATTAGCAGGCGAAATTGATCAGTCAAATGCTGCTTTTGTTGTGGCTCGTAATTTGATGAAGTCCGCGTTGACTAATCAACTAACAATCAAAGATACTACTGTTACTTCTGGACCAGCAAACTACAGTGGAACTGGCGGAAATATTCCAAATACAAGTCCTAATTCATGTGCTGATGTAAGATTAGCAATCGATAGTCTTACCTTTATTGTTACTTCTAATTTAAGCGCAGGAAATATCACAAATCTTGTTGCTGAAGAGCGTTCAACAGTTGTTCCAGCGGGAGAACTTAAGTGTAAGCGTGATATCGGTTACATTGTTGATTCTATCGCACAAGACCTCTTCTGGGGTGGTAACGAGTTCACTGTTGGTGCTGTAAGAGAGTATTTCACACAAGCAGGCGCTCCAATTTCTAATGGATTAGTTGGCGAATCAGCAGAATCTGTTGTTGCTTTTAACAAAGCAAGAGATTGGTGTAAGAGAGCTCTTACTAATCAACTATACACAAAGAATCTTGCTTTATCAATTGGTCCAGCAACCGTTGGTGGTTCTGGTGGTAATGTTTCTTACAATGCCTCTGGAAACGGTGCTACCTGTACAGATGTACAATCAGCAGTAGATTCTCTATTCTCAATTGTCACCAGCGTTGTCAATGCTGGCAGTATTTCTGGTCTCCCAGCGGTAGACAATGGTGATTCTGATTGTGCTAATGTAAGACAGACTATTGATACTCTCACAAATATCATTACAACCACTCTTCTTGCTGGCAATACAAATAATTTACCAGTTAGAAATCCAGGTCCATGGTCTCAAGTTAGTGAAGCAAGCAAGTGTAAGCGAGACATTGGATATATTGTAGAAGCAATTACTTCCGACCTAAGATTGGGCGGTAATGTCAATACAATTAATGCTGCTGAAGCATATTACACTGGCAACAATCTAGATTATATTGAAAACGAAAAACTAGAAACTCTTGATGCTTATCGTTATGTAAGAGATTTGGCGATTTCTTCGATGAGAAATCACAATACTTATCTACCTAACGCAAGTACAACTTCTGGATCGCCTATTGTTACGGTAGGCAGCACAGTTGGATTGGCGGTTGGCATGAGAGTTCGTAGTGTCAATACCATTCCTACATCATCATCAAGCACTATAGCTTACACTACAACAATTCCATCAACAGCATACATTAAAAAAATTGGTGATGGAACAAATGGACTATCATCTAATCAAATTCAACTTGGAACTCAAGGAAGTAAATTAGACTTTGGATCTACAGTTAACGCAACAGCAACTTCAACTGGCGTTAATTTGTATGTTGAATTCACTCAAGGAGTTTGGGCTAATACTTTAAGTCCAAGCACTGATTCTAGTGTCATTCAAGATTACAATTATCTAGCTGCTGGTGATCCTGCTACTGGTGCTCCAGGCGGCGAATGTGCTTCAACTGCTAGCACAATCGTAAACTTCTACCAAATTCTATCTACTATTATTAATAGTGGTATTGGAACAGTTCCAAGAGTAGCTTCTTCTATCAATACTGGTGCTTTGGCACAAAGAGCTACACTCTTTAGTTTGACAGAATATGATAGCAATGGATTGCCAACTTCAAACCCACACCAGTTAGAAACTGGAACTCCCATTAGACTTGTTCCAAGAGCAAAATCTGGTGTTAATGTAGACAAACGCTTGATTCGTCTTCCTAAAGGATTTGACACAAATACTGTATACTATGTTATTTCTCCAGGAAGAATTACCGATCCATTTAATTACTCTACAATTGGTTCATTTAATGGTTCAAATCAACAAAATCTATTATTAGCAACTAGTGAAGAAAACGCTGCTGCTGGCATCTACATTTATTCATCTGAAACTGATGGAATTGACGCAAATGTAGAAATCGATATTTATCAGTATGTTCTTGATGTTAACTATGATCTACATCAGTATCAAACAAAAGTTGCTGCTGGATCTAGTACAATTCTAGAAACTGATAGACCACATGCTTTCGACAGACCATCAACAAACGTAGAACCACAATTAGTATTCTTCCGTGTTGGTTCTGACATCACTGGTTCATCACTTCCAACCCTTTCTCAGCAGTTTGGTGGAACCACTATTTCTGGTAAAAATCTTTATTTTGTTCGTTATGTTAACAGCACTAGATTTACAATTCACGAAACATTAGCAAATGCTCGTGATAACATTGCGCCTGTTTCATTCCAACCAGGAAGTACAGCAGTATTCTATACATTCTGCAACAAGCGTAGATCACCACTTAGATATGATCCTAAGATTGGTACTGCTGCTTCAGATGGTTGCTGGTATCTAGAAACTTTATCTGCTGGAAATACAATCATTCCTAGAATTAAATTATCTGATTATGCTGGTAGACTAAGAACAACAGATTCATATTTTGAAAGAATTGAAGATAGCAGAACTAAAGAAGATAGAATCTATCGTTTGCGTTATGTAATTCCTAAAAATCTTAAAACAGTCCGCGATCCAATTAGAGGATTCGTACTCAAGATTCGTACAGACGAAAAGAGAAGACTTTTACCACAAAAAATTCTTCTTAAGCCAACTTCAACTGGCGCAGATACTGCGACATTCCTTGCTCCTGTAACTGGAGAAAGACTAGGATTAACCAGAGCAGAACAACTAGTATTGAATCCAAACTTTACTTCTACTTATGATCCTTCTGCTTTCGGCAATCCAAAGAGACTTGAAACTAACTCAAAAGTATCTTTCACGATTCAATCGGCAAGAAAAGTTTTAGTAAATAACAAAAATTATTTACAGGTAACTGCTTTTGATGTTGGAATTGATGCTGAAGCATATAAGACAAAACTATTTACTACCGTAAGAATCACTTCTCCAGAAGGTGGTAATGGTGTATTTGTTTCCAGCGTTCCTAATTCAAACAGCACAAACTTAATTTCTTGGACTGGTAATTGTTCAGGAAGTGGTTATGTACATGGATATTTTGCTTATGAGAATAATTACTACATGATCTTGAAGGATCTTGCTGGTAATTCTAATATTGATTATAGCAATACAACTCCAACAGTCTTTACTCAAGGATCTGTAACTGCTACTCTAATCAGTGAACCAAATGATGGAAGATCGGATATTAATAATAATCCATATGTTGTTGAGGGAGCAAACGTCTATACATTAACTCCTGGTGATAGAGTAAATGATGATAACGGTGTATCTTACACGATCGCTAGTGTAGAAGATGTTTCTGATATGGAAAGCACTTTCTATATCTTTGATGTCAACACAATTCGTAGAAGAATCGCTGGGCAACAAGATGGAGTTTATTACCTAACTTGTGTAAGAGGTAATATTTCTCCATATCCAACTGGATCTGGAGTTGGCGAAAACTTTAGAAACTTTAAGTTCTCTCAACCAATTTCTAAGTTGTATCCAGAGTTCTATAAGAACGATCCAGAATGGTATAAGGGTGTGGATTTAACAACTACAACTCTTTCAGACCCACCTCCAACAGTTTCTACAGCAGATAACTATGTTCACGGTCTAGTTACAGTTAACGATGCCAAGAACAGCTTGACTAAGGAAATGGTTCTTGACTTTGTTCAAGATCCTGGAACTGGTGGATATACTTTCACTGGTACTGCTGCGATTCAAGCTCAATCAGGTTCTGCTTCTGCTGGTTCTGAATCAAGGAGAATTCCTATCAACGGAACTTCTCAGTATCCCACTGAAGGAAAACTCTATGTAGAACTTCGTCGCCCATCTATTGCTCGTTCTGGCAACCATACATTTGAATATCTAGGTTTCGGTCCTGGTAACTACTCCACTGGTTTCCCCGCAAGACAGGAAATTATTCTTACGGATGTTCAAGACTTCTACGCACAAGCTAAGCGTCAAGATGCTGGTATTGTATTCTACACTGGTTTAAACTCTAATGGTGACCTTTATATTGGTAATCGTAAGATCAATGCTATCACAGGCGAAGAAACATTCCTAGAGTCTGCTAAACTTGTAGAGTCTTCGGATGAGGCGGATGTAATCGGTGGATTGGTAACAACATTTGATACCGCTGTAACGTTCAACGAAATTATTACAGTTAATGGATCTGAAGGCAAGGGAGAAAGTTTCTTCAATGCTCCAATCGTAATCAATAACACTACTGCGTTTGGTTCGGTAGAAAACTTCCCATCACTCAAAATTGTAACTGGCGAAGGAACAGTTGTTGGTTATGATCCTTATCTCGAAATTAATATTTCCCAGCAAAAGACTGGCGATATTATTCTCCACCAGGGAAGAATCCAGACAACTGTGCTTGATTTGAATCCACGAGGATTGCAAGATTATCAAATTATGACAGCGTTATCTAACGTAACGCCAGATCTTTCTAGCACATTTGGATCAGGACAATTACAGAATACTAACTTTGGAACTAAGTTCCCTCTAGTGTCTGGATTGATGCAGTTAAAGGGAAATCAAACACTGTTTACTGGTTCTCTAGGTTGGATTTATGCGAATGATTATATTCGTATTGAAAATCGTTCTGGTGGTGGATTTAACGCACAAGTAATTGGTATTCAAGGTGCTTCTTCTGGTACTATTGTTAGACTAACATGGAATGTTGGTGTTACTAACACAGCATTACAAATCTCTTCATCATCTCAAATTCGTATCACTGGCGCCACAGGTGCCCTTGCTCCTTTGAATGGAGTGTGGCCTGTTTATAGTGCTGTAGGAACTCCATTTGTTCCTACAGCTAATTTTGTTAATATTATTGTCAATGCTAATCTTCCACTATATACTGCTATTCCTCTTCCAAATAATGGATATCCAGTTGATGCCACTGCTCAACCAAATATTGTAATCGAAAGATCAAAAGCAGCATTTAAAGAATTTGGTGTTCTTGGTTCTGAAGCAATCAGAACTGAAACAGAGGCGATTGGAGACTACAAGTTAGGTATCAACACAGTTGCTCGTTCTGCTCATTCAGCACATCAAACTGCTTTTGTTTCTGCTGAAACAACACCAAGAGCAAACCTTGATGTTGTTGGTACAGCCTTCATTAGTGGCAAGAAGATTCTTTCTTACCTCACAGAAACAGGAACGACTAAGACACAAACCAATAGAGACGACGCATTCATTGTAGGTGGCGATAGTGCTAATCCACTCACCACTGCTGCTACTCTAAGAATTTCTACTAATAATAATGGTAGGGTTGGTATTAATGTAAACAACGCAGATCTTGATAGAACTTTAGTTGTTTCTGGAAATGGTAGAGTTACTGGAGATTTTAGATTCCAATCAGATATTGAAGTTAATGGTGGTGACATCACAACAACAAACGCTGTATTTAATATCGCAAATGAAGCAAACGCCTTAACGTTCTCTGCGGGTGCTAATGCTACTACAGCAAATCTGTTTAATACTGCTACTAATTCACAGGTAGTAAATATTGGATCTTCGGTTGCGAATGCTGCAACGTTAAACGTTCATAACAATTCATACAATTCTATTGTAAATATTGGTACTGTTCCTCAAGTAACCAATCCAGCTACACCTACATCTCCTCCTTCTTCTATCATCACAATCGGTGGTGGTATAAACAATCCTGCCCAAAGCATTTTCAGAGTTAAAAATTATCAAACGGTATTAGAAGGTACTCTTGAAATACAAGGCAACCAACTTTTAGCTACAACTCCCACACAAGAGTTTACATTATTCCCAACCAATTTAACATCGATTAAGATTGCTCCTACCGCTGGAAATGTCGAAATTGGTGGAACTGCTGGAACAACTGTACTTAAAAATGGACTAAAAGTTCTTAATAAAGCAACATTTGAAAGTGATATTGAGCAAAACGGAGGATTCAGAAACTCTAGTGTTGGTGTAACTAGAAATATATTTGGTACTATTAAAATTGCTACAGTTTCCAGAACTGGAAATACGGCAACTATAACTACTATCGCAGCACATGGATTAACAACAGGTCAACCAGTAACTGTATACTCTAGTAACTCTGCTTTCAATACTATTGGCACAGTGAATGTTAATGTTGTGAATCCTACAACATTTAGTTACACTACTGTATCAAGTGGTGCCATCGCATCCACACCTGCTACTGGTACTGTAATTAGATCTGGAGTTGGTAAGTTTCATAGCACTGGGTCTTTATCTGGAATCGGTGGTGCCACAACAACCAATTTAAATATTGACTACTATGAATATATTGAAGATATTTCTGATGCTCAACCAGTTGTTGGATTACTATCACTCACCAGTCCTGTAATATCAACCAAACTGGTTATTAACAATAATATTCTACTTCCTGGCAACGCATTCGTATTTTCTAATGTCGGAAATCTTTCTGGCGTTGATACAACAACAACGTATTTTGTTATTGCTTCTGATGCCAATGGAATAACTCTTTCTACTACTTCTGGTGGTAATCCTATTGTTGTTGGATATACTGGCGGTTCTACTTCTCCAGGATCTGCGGTAGTTCGTCTGAAAAATACTTTAGTTGATACAATAGGAGCATCTGAACTTAGTTCAACCACAACAACAATACCAATTAATAATCCAAATGGATTGAATCAAATTGGAACATATTTATTGATTGATGCTGAAATAGTTAAAACTACTAATCTTCCTACAGTTACTTTCCCCTACACTGTAGAAGTTTTAAGAGGTCAAGATGGAACAGCTGCTACTGTTCATTATGATAACGCAAAAATTGTAAAATTAAACAAATCTGAGAATGCAACTTATGTATTCCCAGCAAGTATAACCGATGTTCAAACTAATGTAAATCTTGCCGAATTCAGTGGAACTTTCAAACCAAATGATATTTTAAGAATTGACAAAAATACTTCAGCAGAAGAATTTGTAACTATTACAACAGTCAATACCAGTGATGCTCAGACATTCTCTATTAATAATGGTGGTTTAAATTCTGCTAAATTAACTACTTTTAACGTAGTAACTACCACTGGTGATACTGATATTCTTGGTGATGTCACGATTGGATATGATAATGGAGCATTATCAAGCACTTCATCTCTATCTGGATCCACAATCATAAGTGGTGGTGGAAACTTAAAAGTACACAATTCAATTGAACTAAGCGGAAATACTTCTACATCTTTACCACAAAAACAATATTTTGTTATTACTAATGGAGCATCTCCAAGATTATATGTAGAATCTGGTACTGGTAATACTAAACTATATGCTGGTGCTAATCTACAAATTTTCAAAGATTCTTTCTTCTCTTCTGGAACTTTTGATAAGACACGAGTAGATATTGCTAGCGATATCGCATTTGAAGTATTGGGTGTTTCTGGAAACACTAAAATTGCTGGTTCGTTAACAACAGGTGATGATGTTACTATTAAGAGTGGTCTTAGTGGAACTAACACTATAACTATGGATGCCCAACTAGGCACAACTGTTGTTGGACGACCTCTAACAGCAGCAGCAACTGGTGCTACATTAACTCTTAATGCTACATATAGCACCGCTGCTCCATCGATTACTCCTGTATTTGCGGTTGAAAATCTTGGAATTAATAATGACAAACCATTTAGAATTAGATTAGATGGTTCTATTCAGGCATTTGGTAAAGAAAACTTCTATACGAAGAATGGTGGTAGAAGAACTCTTGCTATCGATTCTCAGAGTGGTAATCTAAATGCTATCAATCAAAGACTACAAACAAATACACAATATTTGGTAAGACCTACTTCTGAATTGATTTTATATCTACCATTAGCTTCTGATTGTGTAACTGGAGATATTGTTAGATTCATTGATATTCAAGGAAACTTAAACTATAATATATCTCTGAAAGTTAGATCCGAAGTTGGTACAAATATTCAGAAAACTCAGGGTGGAACTAGTGGATGGGCAGGAGGAGAATTAATTATTAATACTCCAAATGCGGCGTTTGGGTTGATGTATGTTGGTGAGGTAGATTCTTCTGGTGTCACTACAATACCAAGTGACAATAGAGGATGGTGGTTAGTGGAGGTATAATATATGGCATATGTAGATGCAGCAAAGTACAATAAAGTAAAATCCACGTTTGGGTATCCTGTCGGAACTATTATCAGTTGGTCTGGAACAGAAGATACTATTCCAACAGGATGGAGGATATGTAATGGAACATTCTTAAATGTTACTGCCTATCCTAAATTGTATAATTGTATTGGAATTACTTATGGGGGGACGTTAGGATCTACTTTCAGATTGCCAGATATTAGCGGCAGAGGAATAATTGATATTTTTAGGGGACATTATTCTTATCTAAAATCATCTAGTTCCACATATCCATCAACTAGTGTGATGGCGGGATTAAATACTGATGCGTGGACTCCAATCGCATCTAGATCAGTTTCTGAAGACCCATATTGGAGTCAAATTGGACAAGCTAATACTGGTGATTCTGGATCTGGATTTGGGAATCCAACTCCTTCCACTATTGATTTGGTTGGTGTAATAGATAGAAGTATGCCAGGATTAACAGCAACTGTTAGTGATCTTGCGTTGACGCCTGGAACTCTTCAGCGTGGATATGTTATTATGCCAAGAAAGTTGGGTGATGGTCACATCCCAATCCACACGCATACTTTTCCAACTGCATCAGGAGAAGAAATTTCTCACACTCAAGGAAGCAGAGCTGCTCCAAGTTCATATAATGGTTTTTGGAATCCTCCTTGTTCTAGATTTGATCAATCTAGTACAGGAGAATTTACCAGAGATTTTAGAAATGTGACTGGAGGAGCAATTAACCACTTTGTTCCTGGTGGTGGAGGTACGACAGCTACAACCGAAAACGCAGGTAATGGTTTTTCTGGGGGAGATCAATTAGCAAATGTTGGAGGAACTAAATTTTGGCATACAAGCACAAATGCTGAATTTAGAACTTGGGATTCGATAGGTGGTCATACTCATGGATCAAACACAATTACTTTTGAAAGTGGATTGAGTGTTAGATCTTCTAATACTTATACTGATATTGTTTCTAGTAATGTATCAATAGATAATTCAGCAGGACTTGATGCTGGGATCATAAATATGACTAGCACTTGTCCATCGCTTACTATGTTGTTCATAATTAAAGTTTTTTAAAATGGCAACTACTTACTCTTACGAGAAGGGAAAATATGGAGGACCATGTGGATCTATTTTTCCATATTTTAAACCAATGCAAAATTTAATCCCAACAGAACAAGAATATTTGGATAATATTCCAGCTGGGTATTTGCGTTGTAGGGGACAAATATTGAATGCTGATCAGTATCCAAATCTAGCATTAGTAATTGGTATAGGAGACACTTGCATTTATAGCAAAACAGAAACTACCTTACAAAATCAAGTTACGGGTGTTGGTGGACAAATACAATTACCAGATTTAGGATCAAAATATATTACAGCTTCTACTACTCCAGGTAATTATTTAAATACAACTACTACAAATACTCTTACTAATACTGAGATTGAAAGAGCTGGAGTTGCGGTGGAAATAGTATCTAATGCTAATACCAGCAATCAAATTTCTTTTAATTATACTGGAAATTTTGTTTTGTCTCAAAAAGATCTTCCAGTTAACGGACAAATTAGAATTACTGCTCCTTCCAGTACCACACGAAATTCTGTAGGGGAGTCTGAAATTATGGGGCATGGACACGGAAGCACTTTATCTACTGGACGAGAAATTCAATCTTTTTCGTGCTGGAATGGTCAAAACGCACAGAGATCAATTCTTTGCGGCAATCCATCTCTTCAAGGTAACGATCAAGTAATCACAGGAAGAGATTGGTCAACATTTCAATTAAATACTACTGGTAGTGAAACTGGAACTAATCATAGTCACGCTGGATTATTCCCATCCATCACTAATAGTAGTTCTACCGCTACTATTAGAAGAACAGAAATACCCTCTGATGGTCTAACTACTAATGTTACATTGAATAAATTCAATAGATTTGCGATAAATAGGATTTCTGGAAAATTTATTTTATGCGAATTTTTAATTAAATTTTAAAGAAATATGGCTATTACAATTACGTCGTTAACTCCAACCAATCCGTCAGTATTTGCTGGACAGTCAATAACATTTGCTATTACTGCTTCCACTAACATATCTGGTGGTACTTTGACATATGATTGGCAAGTAAGTAGTAATGGCATATCGTGGTCTTCTTTGCCAAGTAATGGTTTTTCTAGCATAACAATCACAAATGTACCAATCACTGCTGATCAGCAACAGGTTAGGTGTGTTTTAACAGAGTTTTCTCCATATACACCAGTAACAACTACTTATAATGTGGTTGCTACTGGATCAACAGCTTGGTCTTTCACTGGTCTTGGCAACAATCCACCTCTTTCTGCAACTACTAGTGATACTGTACGATTTGATGTAAGTTCTACAAATAATAACACTTTTTATCTCAAAACTATTAATTCTGCTGGAGCAGCAAATGCTTTAACCACTGGTGTTACAAATAACGGTACGTTAAATAACAGTTCTACGCCAGTTAGAGTTACTTGGAATACTTCTGGTTATGCTGCTGGTACTTATTACTATGTTGCTGGAGAAAGACCATCAGATATGTTTGGTCCTATTACTTTATCTCCAGCAACTTCTAGTATAATTTCTCAAGTTAATAGCAACGAATTCAATCCACCTACATTTCAAAGAACTTTAACAGTCTTATCTGCACCAACATTAGTTGTTACCGAAAATTACTTACCTTCTTATACTGTTGCTACTGGTTCCACACAAACATTTACTGTAATAGCAACTACAAGTAGCAATAATAGTAGTTTTATTAATACCATACAAGCAAATGTTAGTCCAATAGCTTTTCAGTGGCAACAAAGCACCGATGGTGGTTCCACTTGGTCTAATGTTACTTTAAGTGGAACTATAACACAAACAGACACTCTTTTATCATTTGCGACTACTCCAGTAACATACTTTAAGCAATCTGTTCTTACTTTAAGTAGTATTCCTTTTTCTTTAAATGCGAGAAGATTTAGGTGTCAAGTTACCTATACAAAAGATACTGTTACTGCTTCAAATAGTCCAGTAATCACAAATGCAGTATCTTTATTTGTTAGTCCACAAATAATTATATCTAAACAACCAGGAACAGGAACTGATACTACAAGTACAATATCATATAATAC